GTTGAGCAGCATTTTGCAATGACTGTGGATCACGCAAGTCCAAGCCCTGCAACAATTGAGATTGCTGAGTGATACGCTGAAGTTGTGGGTCTTGTACACCAAGAGCACCCGCAATAGCACCACCAAGACCTCTAGCACCCGCATAGGTCATTGCCGCACCCGCTTCACCAGGAGTCAGTTTGGCAAGGTCAATACCCTCACGCAAAGCACTTCTGCGTTGTTGCTCACCATACATTTCAGGGGTTAGTCCAAAAAGACCCGCTACTATATTTTCATTTGCCATGACAAATCCTTACAAGAATGTAGACATTAGGTCTTGGTTGCCGTAATAGTTACCAGTACCAAATGTGGTTGCTGGCGCACTCATAGCCGTAACAGGAGGTACATTGCTAAACAAACCACCAACATATTGACCAAATGCGGGATTAGCCGCCAAACCACTTATTGCAGAAGCGTATGGATTTCTAGTTGCGTCTGCGCCAGTGGCTAAAGCAACACTTTGACCCGCACCTTTTAGTCCAAGTTGACCAACATTAAAGCCCGCTTGAGCCGCTTGTTGACCAAATTGAGCACCAAGTTGTAAAGGTTGTTGTGCCAAAGTCTCCAAGTTCTGTACTTGCCCCAAAGCAGTCGTATAAGGTGCATAAGCGGCTTGTTGACCACCATAGTATTGACCCATAGCTTGTGAGCCTTGACCTAATAGACCCGCACCAAACAACACATCTCTCTGACCCAATTGTTGGGCATTAGCCGCCAATTGAGCTTCTTGTTGAGCACGAGCATTAAACAATGCCTGTAGTTCAGGAGTAGTAGCACCCATAGTACCGCCTTGAGCCACTGACAGACCGCCACGGCCTTGTTGTTGGAGTCTGTTTTGCAAGGTAGCAAGTTCAGTCTCACGACCAGGTTGCAACAAAGCCATCTGCTGATTGAGATAGTTCTGCGCTACATCTTGTGGACTCTGAGCCAAGTATTGATTGCCTAAACCAAACAAACTCTGTGCGCCTGTTTGAAGAGGAGCAAATGCTTGTTGTGCGCCTTCTGCTTGTTGCAGACCAGACTCAGCTAACTTAACAAATCTATCTTGAGCATTTTTAGCTTGTGGGTCTAAGGTATATCCCGCACTTGTAAGTTGACCCGTTACTGGATCAAAGCCAAACTGTGAAGAACCAAATCGAGTTGTCATGCCAATAGGTCTGAACTGAGCCACTTGTTTAGCCGCAGCAGTCTCTCTGTCAATCATTGCTTGCGCTTTAACAGCCGCTTCTTTAGATGTTTGTTGTTGCAGAAGACCAGCCGCAGTAGTTGCTCCTGCTGAGAACAAATTAGCAATCTGTGCAGTTGTTAAACCTGTTTTTACTAGGTCAGCTACTTGAGTTGTTGTAAGACCTGTTGTGGCAGCGGTTGTGGCAACAGTTGCGGCAGTTGTAGCCGCAGGGATAGTAGTTGCCGTAGCCGCAGGTGTTAACGCCGTAGGTGTAAGTGCTGTAGCCGCAGTTGTAGCCGCAGTTGTAGTCGCAGCAGGAGTTAGCAAGCCAGGTATAGTTGCTGGTGGTGTTCCTGCTAAAGCACCTCCTCCTATAGCTAAATCTTGAGCAGTTAATTCGGCAATTTGAGCCGCTGTCAAACCAGTAGAGCCAACAGTAGCATTAGCTAAAGCCGCATCAAATGCGGGGACTCCTGATAAAACTCCCTCGCCTAAAAATGCACCATTACCAACAGGCAAACCAAAGGCAGGATTAAATACTCCACCCGCTGATGTAAAAGCCGCATCAAAAGCAGGAACTCCTGAAGCAACGCCTTCACCTAAAAAAGCACCATTTCCTATTGTAGGAGCACCAGCCGCACCTGCATTTAATATGCTTGGCAATCCAAACAGTAAACCCGCACCTATTGCAAACTCTTTTAGACCACTTTTGACTTCTTGTTGAGTGCCAGTTTGCTCTACTTCACCAGTAGGTGTGTATTGGGTATACGATCCACCAGCCCTGTTATCAGTAGCTTTGTAGGTAATAACATTCTCAAGTCCACCAACTTGCTGATCCATTCCAGAGCCAGTTACTTGGTAAACAGGCTGAACAACAGTATCACCAAGAGTAACAGTCTGTCCATTAGGAATAACAGCGGCAGCACGAGCCGCAACTTCACCCTCATTAAGCCCAACAGCACTAGCCATTTGAGCAGGAGATACACCATATTGCTCCATAGCCGCAACAATGTCGGCATCACTCATGCCTGGATTAGCAAGCAAGAAATCTATAATTTGTCGACTTGTTATGGCCATGATATTTTCCTTTATGCGTTCCGAGCCGCTTCAGCCGCAGCCTGTGCCGCTTGATAAGCCGCAATAACTGTTGGAGTCCAAGCCGCATTGCAGATTGCAACAACATTAGCAGGAACGCCTGTTAGGTCTTGTGCGGGTGTGAGGCTTGACCGATGGTAGGTTTGGCTAAGTTGATTGCCGTCTTCCATGATGCGAGTTGCTTCACGATAGAGGACGATGCCGTTTTCGGTGACTGTGATTTGGTCAACGACTGTTTCTTTAGTTAATGCCATGATAATTTCCTTTAAGTTAAGTGTCCGACTAGCACATCCATGCTAGTTAAGTTGTTGTGTAGCTAAGAGCAAAATACACAGTAGTTCCATTTTGAAAAATGTTAGCATTTCCAGCAGTTGTGCCAGCCGCAGTCAAAGTTCTAAATTGAATTGATGTTGGGTTATTAGCATAAACATAAGGGGTAATAAATACTATGCTAGTTGCAATTGAAGCAAAATAACTAGAGCTTCCGCTTCCATAAGAAACCGATTCAGCAGAAAAAGGCAGTCCACTTATCATTGTTGCACTACCAGTTCCAATAGTATTTACAACAATATATCCTTGAACATATACTAATTTTCCAATCTTTACATAATTAGCACTTCTGTCTTGATAGGCTGTTGTACCACCTAGACTGATTGTCCAAGTCCCTTCCTCATAGTCATCTAGCGTATTAGCGTCTGTAGATGCTGATTGAGTTGCGGGGAATGTGATACCCGCACCACTTGTAGATGGCGTAGCACCACCAACTCCCATAGTCGTACTAGCTTTAACTGTAGTTGCAACAACTGTAGTAGGCGTAGTAGCACCAACAGTTCCATTGATGTTAATAGAAGCAGTACCAGTTAAGTTAGTTACAACTCCACTAGCAGGAGTACCAAGAGCAGGTGTAGTCAAAACAGGTGAAGTCAGCGTCTTATTTGTAAGCGTAGTTGTGCTTGTTGCCGTGACAACATTAGTAGGTGTAATGATTCCAGATAGTGCTACTGTAGCCATGATTAAACTCCTTGATTTCGAGCCGCTTCAGCTGCAACTTGTGCGGCCTGATATGCCGATACCACTTCTGCTGTCCAGACTGTGTTACAGATTGCCACTACGTTAGCAGGGATGCCTGTTAGGTCTTGGGCAGGTGCTAGGCTTGAACGATGATATTTTTTGCTAATCTCAACATCATCCTCAAGAATTTTTGTTGCCTCACGATAAAGAACTGTGCCGTTTTCTTCAACAGTAATTTGGTCTACAACAGTTGTTTTAGTTAGTGACATGATTTTCCTTTTAAATTAAGTATTTGACTAGCACATCTATGCTAGTTAATTAAACAAAATACGTTATGGTTGCACTCAAACCTCTGCCTTGAAAATCAGCAGAAGTAAATGTCCCATCATATTTATAAAACTCAACATAGTTTCCATCTGAATATACTAAAGAGGCTAATGCCTGACTTATACTTCCGTTTATTGCTGGTGCAGAACCCCTCTGGCTACTTCCAATAGAAAAAGGCAAACCTGTAATTTTGCAGCCATTAGTTCCAGTTCCAAAACTATCAATTTGCCATCTAATATTACATACAACTTTTTTACCAATTTTTACATAAGTGCAATTTGCCGCTGTAGAACTTGTTGTGGTGAAAGAGCCTGTGGTCGCTGTAATTGTTGGAGTCCAATCACCTTCTTCATAATCGTCAAGTGTGTTTGCATCAGTAGATGCTGACTGGGTTGCAGGGAATGTAATGCCAGAACCAGAACCTGATGGAGTTGCCGCACCCACACCAATTGTTGTACTAGCCTTAACTGTAGTCGCAACCACAGTTGTCGGAGTTGTAGCACCAACAGTTCCGTTAATATTGATTGACGCTGTACCTGTAAGATTTGTAACTGTGCCGCTTGCGGGTGTTCCCAAAACTGGTGCTGTTAATGTTGGTGAAGTCAGGGTCTTGTTAGTTAAGGTCTGTGTACCTGTTAACGTAACAGCAGTCCCACCATTACCACCAACCTGTGCCGCCACGTTCCAACCATAAGTTGCACCTGTATAAACAAGCGTGACAGTTGCACCTGTAATATCGCAAACCAATGTATCACCAGCCGTATTGCCAGCAATCTTAATGAGTGCCGTAGGGTCTACAGTTAAATTGTTAGTCCCCCATTGGCTAAGAGAGTCAATAACAAGAACAATATTACCTACCGAGGGACTTGTAGGCAGAGTGACTGTAAAAGCACCAGCAGTTGTGTCAGTTAGAACACCATCATTGTTTGCGGCTGTGTAGTTAGCTGTTTTGACTGCTGTGTAAGAAACACCACCACCGCTACCAGATGAAGCAATGGTCTGGTTAGGCCATGTGCCAGTAACAGTTACGTTTGTTCCCGCAACAATGCTAGGGGTTGCTGTTCCTGTTCCACCATTGGCAACAGGGAGTTGACCTGTTACGCCTGTGGTCAAGGGTAAACCAGTTGCATTGGTCAGTGTGGCAGATGTTGGTGTACCAAGAATAGGAGTCACCAAAGTGGGTGAAGTAGCAAATACAACAACGCCTGTTCCTGTCTCATCAGTCAAAGCAGAAAGCAAGTTTGCGCTACTAGGAGTCGCTAAAAAGGTTGCTACGCCTGTTCCTAGACCTGACACACCAGTAGAGATTGGAAGCCCTGTAGCGTTTGTTAATGTTGCGCTAGTAGGTGTTCCAAGGATAGGAGTCACCAATGTAGGTGAAGTAGCAAATACTGCTGAACCTGATCCTGTTTCATCTGTCAAAGCACCCGCAAGATTGGAGGAGCTAAATGAACCCAAAGATGTGGCATTGCCAACAGAAGTGACTGCACCTGTTAAGTTAGCGTTAGTTGTTACGTTACCCGCAGTTAAACCAGAGGCAGTTCCTGTGATGTTTGTGCCAACCAAAGCTGATGGTGTTCCAAGTGCAGGAGTCACCAAAGTAGGTGAGGTTGCAAAGACCAATGACCCTGTGCCTGTTTCGTCTGTTACGGCAGAGATTAGATTAGCAGATGATGGAGTGCCCAAGAATGTTGCTACACCAGTACCAAGACCTGAAACGCCCGTTGAGATTGGCAAACCAGTTAAGTTAGTTGCCGTACCAGAAGCAGGAGTTCCCAAAGCGGGAGTCACCAATGTAGGACTGTTTGACAGAACGACTGCGCCTGTGCCAGTAGAGCTAGTCACGCCAGTACCGCCATTTGCTACGGGCAAAGTGCCTGTGATGTCAGCAGTAGAAAGGCTTACTGCATCCCAAGTAGCATTAGTGCCATCAGTCTGTAGGTACTTGTTTGCATTGCTTGTTTGGCTAGGCAACAGGTTATTTAATGCACCTGCGGCTGTAGAAGCACCTGTACCGCCATCAGCAACAGCTAGATCGGTAATGCCAGTAATTGAACCGCCAGTAATTGCGGCAGCAGAGTTATCTGTCTTTGTCGCAACAGCAGTAGCAATGTTGTTGTACTCAGTGTCAATCTCAGTACCTTTGACAATCTTTAAGGGATTGCCAGGCGATAAGTTGTCTTTAGTCGCAAAGTTTACTGTTTTGGTGTAATTACTCATGGTTTACCTCTTATGCCATTTTGCCATCTTTGGCTTGAATTTCAATCTTTTGAAGGGATAACTGTGTGCCGTTAATGGTTGTCTCATAACCTGTCTGGACAATTTTACCCGCACCAGATGCGTTTGCTCTCAATGTCTTAATTGGGATGCCACTTGTGTATTCAGCAGTTCCATATTCAGCAGTACCATACTCATAACTTACTTGCGTAGGAATATAGATATTTTGAGCTTGATAAGCACCAGAATAATCAAAGCCCCAATTGATTGTTAAGAACTGGTTTGACCCACCAATAACAATGGCTGAAATAGTCTTTAAAACAGAAATCTGATTTGGGTTGCCAAGGTCAGCATTGTTGGTGTAGTACGCAAATCGGTACGTTGTTGTGTCATCTATGTAACCACCATACTTACCAATAAAACCATTCTTACCAATTAACAAATCTCCATTACGCAAAGAACGTAAAGCAGTTGGTGCAATAGAGTCCCATTTGGTTACACGGGAAGCACCATCTTGTAAAGATTGTTTGGTATCAAAGCAATAAACTTGGAAAGTAGCGGGTAGAACAAGTAGGTAAAAGGCTTCTTTTTCTGAGTAAACAGACTTCAGATTAGCCAGTGTTTCACCCGCCAATGATGAATTTAGGTCAAAACGCACGTTTTTAGACAAGTCTCTTAGGGGTGCAGACTTCTCTTGAATTGTCCTCATCAGTGAACGAACGCCTGAGTCTGACAAGAAAATAACATCAGAGCCAACGCTTTGAATGGTATCTCTAGCAATACAGCCAATAGAGCCAATTGTGTCGCTCAGAACCAAGGATGCGGGGGTAGAAGCACCAGAGTAGACAAGAATCTGTCGCTTACCAAAGATAAACAAGAAATCATTGTGCGCTGCCAAGCCCATGACTTCATCAGCACCATTAGGCCATACACGGGAAACATCTAAATTTCCTGAAGTACCACCAGACCATACATGACCTGCAATCAAATCAGAGAAGGTAACTGTTACTTTGTCAGAAGATGTATTAGCCACCCATAGGCGACCAAACGCTGAGATGGCAATGTTTGCAGAAGGAACTGATCCTGCATAACCTGACTTCTCAGAGACTCGTCTAAATGTTGTTGTGCTAACAGCGGGGTCATAGATCAAAGGATCGTGACCTGTTTGGAAAAAGTATGCAATGCCATTTAAAGAAGCAGTTTGCCAGTTAGAAGCTGTAATAGTAGGAGCAGTACCGCCACCACCATAGGTTAACTCAGTCACCGCATTAGCAGTACCAAGTTTGAATAGCTTGTTATTCCCAGCAAAAAGGACAGTCAAAGTGCCATCGTTTTGCACTAATTCATGGATAACACCCACATCATTAGCACCTAGATTACCAGAGGAAGAGTTAACCCTTGTGTAGCCTTTCCTAGCACCAATACGACCATACTGATCCAAGATGCAGTTAGTTGCAACCAAAGCAAAGCCAGCCCCTAAATCAAGGGGAGAATCTTCAGTATTCAGGCCGTAGAAGCCTGGTGCTGAGAGACTGTAACTTTGTAGAGGTTTGGACATTAGACCGCCACGAAATTATCTTCAGGATAACGAGTGCTTTCCAATGCAATAGCGTCAGATAGCATTCCACGGAACAGAGCATAGGCTTCTGAAGAGGCAGTGCCACCATCCTCACCACGCTCAATCAGGCCACGGGCATAAGCACTTTGAGTCACCAAATAGTCAAGAACTTTGACTGAAGTGCCATCAGCAGACAGATTAGCTTGTGGGATGGTTAAATCAAACTTCAGTGTATAAACACCATCAGGAACGGGAAACAGATCAACCTTTGTGTCGCCACTACCATCTACCCCGTTAAAGCAAAACTCGCTAGGAATAGACTGTGAAGGTGTGCCAAAGTTGAGCTTGCGGTTCATGTCCGCAACAGTTGTGTTATCCAATGTTATAACACTTGTGGTGTTAATAGCGTCATTGATACGGAACTTCTGACCTGCACCTGTCAAAGCATAAGAGCTTGTGGCGGCAGTAGTAGTAACTGTAATTGTTTGTCCTAAGACATTCCATGAATAACTATCTTCAATCTGACGTTTTGCATCATTGACAAACTTGCCAATCAAAGAAGAATAGGCTGTTTCGCCAACAGTTGTAACTGTGCTTTCACGCAAGCGAACTAGCACATCGTTAACAAGTTCTAAGTAGGTCATGTTCGTTGCGCTCCTGATACTTCAAATGTGGCAATAAAACTGAATGTACTTGCACTTTG